GTATGTAATGCAATCTACTATGAGTATGAATATGAGAATCTTTTTGTTGAATCTACAGTTAAAGCCTCTGGTGTTGGTGTAACGATGACAAAGAAGATTAAAAGAATTGGCTGTTCAAATTTAAAAGATATAGTTGAATTAGGTAAACTTGAATTAAGCGATTCAAATACTATTAATGAATTGACTACATTTGAAGTAAAAGGGTCTTCTTATGAAGCATCACAGGGTAATCACGATGACTTGGTTATGAACTTGGTTATGTTTGGATGGTTTGTTTCATCTGAAGCCTTTGGTAATCTATCTCAAACAGATTTAAAAGAACTATTATATTCTAAAACAATGAAAGAAGTTGAAGATGATTTGCCTCCAGTAGGACATTTAACAGAACAAAGAGCATCGTCTGACACATGGGCAGACAAACAGGCTCAGGCAATAAGAGACTGGAACAATCTCTAAATGGCGCTATTTATAAATAGAGTTATTGAAGAATCATCTTATTATGCTTAACCTTATAATTAAACAACTGACAAAAGGAAAACAATTATGGCATTCCAAGTATCTGCAGGGGTCGAAGTAAAAGAAATCGACCTAACAAATGTAGTACCGGCTGTCTCCACCTCTATTGGTGGTTATGCTGGTCACTTCAGATGGGGACCCATTAACGAAATCACATTGATTGGTTCTGAAACTGATTTGGCAAATGAATTCGGTAAACCTGATACGTCGTCTTTATACGGACGTTCGTTTTTTACCGCATCATCGTTTCTCAAATACGGATCTGCTCTTAAAGCAGTCAGAGCTTCAGCAAGTGGTGCACTTAATGCAGCTTCATCATCACCCGGCGGACGAATCGTTGACATACTATTATCTAGCTCGCCAACAGGCGCGGCTGCTCATAGTGCTACCAACTTCGCTGCCCTTATTGGAACAATCGACTCGCCAGCAGTTCTAGGAGGTAACAACTTTTCAGTTGTTTCTAATTCTGGTTCAGGTGCGGTCCTTCAACCAAAATATCAACTCTCTAGTGTAGCTATTGCTTCTGCTGGGTCTGGCTATGAAGCCGACGACTCTGGTGAAGTAACAGTCGATCTTGGGGAAAATCAAATTGCTGTTCTTGATGTAACCGCCGCTTCAAATGGCGTACCATCATCTGTAGCAATTGATACAAACGTAACATTGAACTCACCTACTTCTTTCACGAGCGTAGCAACGAGTTCAACAGCTAATGCAGCTAAAGGTTCTATCGGTTCAACCGGTACTGGTCTTCAGCTTAATCTTACATATAAATTAACATCACTCAGTGTTGTTGGTGGAGGTAGTGGATATGCAACAACTTCAATGCTTGCTACTAACTTCAGCCCCGGCGATGACGTCTCTGTTAATACAGGTGACTCACCTAAATTGTTAATATTTAAAGATGGTAACGAAATTTATCCATCATTTAAATTATCTAACGCAGGTGCTTTACCCACAACTGATTCACCAGGTAGAAATTATATTCTTCCTATCTTAACAGCAGCCCAAGCTAATACAGCAACTCTTATCACGAATGACGACAACTTTGATAGCCTGAAATCAGGTCTTGGAAATGGTGTTGTATATTCAAGATATGCAGGAGCGATTGGTAATGGTACTAATGTATATGTAGTCGATAATAGTAATGCTAACTCACTTGCTCTTGCCAGTGGAACGTTGGTAAACTCTTCATTCGATGCCTCACCTAGTGCATCTGAATATCATATTCTTGTAACATCAACAGAAGACGATGTAACCGGAAATGGTTTAGTAGAAACAGAAGTTGAAAAATGGCCATTCCTTGGTACAGCTGCTGGTTCTAAGAAAGAAGATGGAACCAATAACTTCTTCCAAGACGTAATCAATCGTGGTTCAGAATGGGCTTATATTCCTGGTACATTAACTGCCGGTAAATATGATCTCGGCAATGGAGCTGATGGTACACGTAGTGTAGGTGGTATTACAACAGGTCTAGACTTATTAGCTGACTCAGAAACAGTAGATGTAAATCTACTCTTTACAGAAAGTGATGCTGATGGAGATAATACTCTTGGTAACAAGGTAGCCACCATCGCCACAACTCGTAAAGATTGTGTAGCATTCGTAGGAGTTCCTGTTGAGGATACTGCAAATGAAAATGATCCATTGACAAAGGTAAAAGAATATAAGGCGTCGCTATCGGCACCAGATTCTTACGGAGTTATTGGCTCAGGAGCTGCATATGTTTATGATAAATTCAACGACAGATTCCTATACATCGGTACACAAGGTCACTTAGCTGGTCTTTGTGCTAATACTGATCAGGTTGCTGAAGCATGGTTCTCACCAGGTGGATTCAATCGTGGACAACTTCGTGGAGTTACTAAACTTGCGTTTAACCCAAGTAAAATACAGAGAGATGAATTATACAAAGCGGGTATTAACCCGATAGTCTCTTTCCCAGGTCAAGGTACAGTATTGTTCGGAGATAAAACTCTTCAAGCAAAACCTTCAGCCTTCGACCGAATTAACGTTCGTCGTTTGTTCATCACCCTAGAAAAGGCAATTGCAACAGCTGCTAAATTCCAACTATTCGAATTGAACGATGAGTTCACTCGTGCGGCATTTAGAAATCTTGTTGAGCCATTCTTGAGAGATGTTCAAGGTCGTCGAGGTATCACAGACTTCTTAGTAGTATGTGATGAAACTAATAACACAGGACAAGTTATTGACAGTAATAGATTCGTAGCTGACATATTCATTAAGCCAGCCCGCTCTATTAACTTTATGACACTTAACTTCATCGCCACAAGAACTGGTGTTGAATTTAGTGAAATAGTCGGTAGCAACTAATAAATAGAATAGGAGAATAATAATATGGCAACATTTAGAGTAGACGACTTCAAGTCAAAACTTACAGGTGGTGGCGCTAGACCTAATCTGTTTAGAGCAACTATTAACTTCCCCGGTTATGCTGGGGGCGATGTAGAGCTCACCTCATTCATGTGTAAAGCTGCACAACTGCCTTCATCGGTAATCGCACAAATTGATATACCCTTTCGTGGTCGTCAATTAAAGATTGCAGGTGATAGAACATTCGAAAACTGGAACATTACAGTTATGAATGAATCTTCATTGGCAGTCCGCAACTCTTTCGAGAGGTGGATGAATGGTATCAATGAACATCAATCTGGTACAGGGTTAATTGACCCTAACGACTATCAGGCTGATATGATTATTGAGCAATTAGGTCGCGACGAATCAGTTCTAAAGACTTGCACAATCAGAGGAGCCTTCCCGGTTAATCTTGGTGCAATCGAATTGAACTACGAAACTGTTGATACTATTTCTGACTTTACGGTTGAAATGGCATATCAATATTGGGAATCGACAAACGTTACAACGTAACATTTAAAGGATACTGGAGTGCGGGTGAAAATCCCGCCTCCTTTTTCTTTTATAAATAATACTAAACAAAGAATACATTATGGAATTATTTGGTTATAACATATCTAAAAAGGTCGGCGATTCAAGTAAGGGAAAAGATAAGATAATTTCTCCAATACCTGATAAAACCGATGCAGGTACTTTAACAGTATCACAAAACGCTACAGGCGCGTACTTCGGTCAATATGTTGACATGGAAGGTACTAACACCGATAATGAACATGACCTTATTGTTAAGTATCGTGAAGCATCAAGGCAACCCGAGTGTGACTCGGCAGTCTCTGATATTGTAGATGCAGCAATTGCATCAGCAGATAAATCTGCCCCAGTTGAGTTACAGATGGAAGAACTTGATATGGGTGAAAATATCAAAAAGGAAATTCAAGAAGAGTTCAATAGGATTCTTGAGTTATATAAATTTAATCAGCGTTCAGCTGACATGTTCCGTGACTGGTATGTTGACGGAAGATTATACTTTAATGTCATTATTGACGAAGGTAATCCAAAGAAGGGTATTTTAGAATTAAGACCAGTAGACCCGCTCTCTTTGCAAAAGATAAAAGAAGTAAAGAAGTTTACTGATCCAAAAACAAAGGTAGAAATAGAACAGACTGTAAACGAATACTATGTGTATTCAGAAAAGTTTGGACAAAAGCAAGCATCTGTTTCTAAGATTGGTGGTATTAAGATTGCAAAAGATGCAATTATATATTCTAATTCTGGCGTCACCGATCCGTCTCGTAAAAGAGTGGTATCACATCTGCATAAGGCTATTAAGTTAGTCAACCAATTGCGAATGATGGAAGACTCACTTGTCGTCTATCGTGTATCCAGAGCTCCTGAGCGAAGAATCTTTTATGTTGATGTAGGTAATCTACCAAAGCATAAGGCAGAAGAATATGTACAGAATGTTGTATCTAAGTATAGAAACAAATTAGTATATGATGCTACTACAGGAGACATTACTGATGATAGACGTCATATGTCTATGTTAGAAGATTTTTATCTGCCACGACGTGAAGGTGGTAGAGGTACCGAGATTGATACATTGGCTGGTGGAGAAAACCTTGGTCAAATCGATGATGTTGTATTCTTCCAAAAGAAACTATATCGTTCTCTTAATGTTCCTTTAGGAAGATTAGAAGAAGATGCAGCATATGCATTCGGTAGAGCTACTGAAGTATCTCGTGATGAAGTAAAATTTCAAAGATTTGTCGATAGACTAAGAAAGAAATTTAGTTCAATCTTTTTAGATGCTCTTCGTACTCAATTAATTTTAAAGGGTGTTATTGCAAAAAGTGAATGGGACTCCATTGCTGAAAGTATTAACATTGACTTTGTTGAAGATAACTATTTCTCTGAGCTCAAAGAATATGAGATTATGAGAGAAAGACTTAATATGGCTCAGGAGTTTGAAAACCTTGTGGGTAAATATTATTCAGTAAAATGGCTACGAGCAAATATTCTACGTCAAACAGATGAAGATATTGATCGTATGAATAAAGAAATAGAAGATGAAATCAAGTCTGGCGTTTTAGATAAACCAGATGAAGAGTGAGTGAAAACCAAAATAATTATAAATAGAGATTAAAGACTATGAGCGATAACGCAACTAAAATATTTAACGCATTAATTTCCGATGACACCGAAGGTGCCAAAGCGGCTTTTGATGTAGCTATCAAGGACAAAGTCCAAGATGTAATGGACACACGTAAGGTAAAACTTACTGGAGACATTTTTAACCAAGAATCTAAATAAAAGAATTTCTATGAAACTTATCACTGAACACCTCGACCAAAATTTAAACTATCTTACCGAAGAGAAAGACGGAAAGAAGACAATGGTCATTGAAGGCGTGTTTATGCAAAGTGAGGAAGAAAATAGAAATAAAAGAATTTATCCGAAAGACGTCTTATCAGAAGCTGTTAAGAAATACGTTTCGGAGCAAGTTAAACCAGGAAGAGCTGTTGGTGAATTAGATCACCCTGCTGGACCTCAAATTAACTTGGATAAAGTTTCACACAAGATTACCTCACTTAAATTTGAAGGTAATAATGTTGTTGGAAGAGCGCTGATACTGGATACACCGATGGGACAAATAGTGAAAGGACTTATCGATGGTGGAGTAAAGTTAGGCGTTTCTAGTCGTGGTATGGGAACTGTTGAACAAAAAGATAATAAGACATATGTGAAAGATGATTATATTCTTTCTACAGTCGACATTGTTCAAGACCCCTCCGCACCTAAGGCCTTTGTAAATGGCATTATGGAAGGTGTAGAATGGGTATATGAAAATGGAATCTTAACACCTCAACAAATTGAAGAATATGAGACTGAAATTCATAAGACACCGTCTTCGCGACTCTCTGAGGCGCAAGAAAAAATCTTTGCGGATTTCCTCTCCAAATTATAAACAAGAAGGTATATTAAACTTATGTCAGAAGATACTCAAAACATTGAAGACGTTCAAGAAGATACTCTTGTTGAAGGAGCGGAGCAGGAAATAACAACTGCAGAAGATTCTATTCAACCGGAGTCAAGTCTTTCTGAAACAGTCTTAGGCGTACTCAGAGGTGAGTCGCAAGAAGAAGTCTTGGAAGAAGCTTCAGAAGAAGCCGAAATCGAAGACGAAGTCTCAGAACTTGAAGAAGCTAAAACTAAAAAGGAAGCTGACGAGGACGAGGACGAAGAAGATGATGACAAAGACGAAGTTGACGAAGCTAAAGATGACGACGAAGAGGACGAAGACGACCTTGACGAAGACATGAATGGTGACGAAGACGACGACGAAGAAGAAGCCCCTAAAACTAAAGCCGAAATCTTGAATCAAATGTACAAGGAAATGAAAGGCATGAAGAAATCACAACTTCAAGCTGCGTTCAATAAACTTGATAACTTTGGTAAAGAAAAAGATGAAGGTGCATCGTTTGAACCAGGCAATGATGAAAAGGCAATCGATACGACTGTCTCAAACATCAAAAAGTCTGCCGACGCTGCTAAGAAACAAACTAAGGGCGACTTATTGCAAGCTGCATATAAAGTCATCAAATCAATGAAGAAATCACATCTGCAAGCTAACTATGGTGCTTTGAAGAAAGAACTTAAGTCAGCTTATGGAATGGATGAATCATTCGACCTTGAATCAGAAGTGGATTTGCTAGTTCAAGCAGACGCAAATCTGAGTGAAGAGTTCAAAAGTAAAGCTCAAGTAGTCTTTGAAGCAGCAATTGCTAATAAGGTCTACGACATCAAAGAAACTCTGGAAGAAAAGTATAGTACTGATCTTCAAGAAGAACTTACTCACGTTCGTGAATCACTAATCACAAAGATTGACAGCTATCTATCATACGTGGTAGAAGGTTGGGTAAACGAAAATGAGGAGCTAGTTGACTCTAAACTACAATCAGAAATCACTGAAGGGTTCATTAAAGGACTACAAGGATTATTCACAGAACATTATATCGATGTACCAACCGAGAAAAGAGACCTAGTTTCTGAACTCGACGAAAAGGTTAAGTTGGTAGAAGGTTCTCTAGAACAATCTGAGTCTGATAAAGAAGACCTACAAGAAAAACTGGAAGTATTACTTCGTGAGAAAATCATTCGTGAACATTCTCAAGACTTAACTTCTACTCAGGTAGAAAAATTCAACTCACTTCTTAACGGTGCGGAATTTGTAAGTGAAGATTCATTCACTGAAAAAGTTCAAACAGTTAAAGAAACATTCTTCGCTCAACACGATTCCGAAGAAAAAATCAATGAAAGTTCAACATCAGGCGATGTTGAGGTAGTGGTAGAAGGCACTGCATCTGAAACCAAGTCCGTCGTACCGGCTGACATGGCGAAATATGTAAATGCTCTTTCATCACTCTCGACCAACGGTTCATTTAATAAAAACTAAAACAACATTAAAAAGGAATTACTATTATGTTAAACGCAGACGCGGACATTAAAAAGTGGGGTGCAGTTCTCGATCACGAGGGTGCAACTCCTATTAAAGACAATTACCGCCGTGCTGTCACAGCCAAACTACTCGAAAATACAGAGGTAGCTATCCGCGAGCAAAATGCTCAAGGTGGTTCACTTACTGAAGCGGGTGAAGTTGGTGGTGCATCAGCAGGTGTAGGTACCGTAGGAACAGGATTCGACCCAATCCTAATCTCTATGGTAAGACGGGCAATGCCCAATCTTATAGCGTACGATATCGCAGGGGTACAACCCATGCAAGCGCCAACAGGATTGATCTTTGCAATGAAGGCTCAAAAGGGTGTAAGCGGATCCGGTGGTGTAGTATCACCTGGTGGCTTGACCGACAATGAGATTCTATTCGGCGAAGCAGATACTGCTTTCTCGGCAGAAGGTACTACTCCAACATCAAACTCTCCTTTCAATCTAGGAATTGATGATGGTGCTAATACAAAGAACTTCTCGCCAGGCGATGCAGCAACAAATGCGGCGTATTCACCAGTAGGTGGACGTCTCACGAGTGCAGCTGAGTTCGATACATCCTTCCCACAAGTTGGTTTCTCTATTGAGAGAACAACAGTAACAGCGAAAACTCGCCAGTTGAAAGCTGACTACTCTATGGAGTTGGCTCAAGACCTTAAGGCAGTTCACGGTTTAGATGCTGAGTCAGAATTGGCTAACATCCTCTCAGGCGAAATCCTTGCAGAGATCAATCGTGAAGTTATTCGTAAGATCGTAACATCTGCAAAGATTGGTCTTGAGAATATCAACGAGTCTTATGGTACAGCTTCTGGTGTATTTGACCTCGTTGCTGATGCTGATGGTCGCTGGATGGTTGAGAAGTTTAAGTCTCTTATCTTCCAACTAGAAGTCGAAGCCAATGCGATTGCTAAAGCAACTCGTCGTGGTAAGGGTAACTTCGTACTATGTTCAAGTAATATTGCATCTGCTCTTGCAGCAGCCGGTCAACTGGATTATACTCCAGCATTGAGTGCTAACTTGAATGTTGATGATACAGGTAATACATTTGCCGGTGTCCTCAATGGTAGAATGAAGGTATACGTCGACCCATATGCAACTGTTGATTACGCATGCGTAGGATACAGAGGAACCAATCCATTCGATGCAGGTATGTTCTATGCACCATATGTCCCACTCACAATGGTACGTGCGGTTGATGAAGATACTTTCCAACCGAAGATTGCGTTCAAGACTCGTTACGGAATGGCACACAATCCATTCACTAGCGGAGCTGCTGGAGCGAATACTTACTATCGTAAGATCAAGGTTGCGAACATCAATAATGATGGAGCTGCATAAAGATTAGTTTAATCTTTTATCTGTAATCTTTTTACAGATAACCAAATTTAGGGGGC